ATGTTGTTTTTATACAACAGTTTTTGGTTTTCCACAAGCTCCATGAAAAACTCATCTGTTAAATAGGTATTTGCTCTTTCAGCTTTGTTCATAGGACATTCGGTATGTTAGCGGTAGGGCTAAGTTTAGCTCCGATTTGCATAGCCTTCAACTGAGCTTCATATTCAAACTCTTGTTGCTTAAGAAGCATCTGCTGTTCAAACTTCTCTCGCTCTAACTGCATCTGAGCTGCTGCCTTCTCTCTAGCCAATTGCATCTCTGCCTGAGCCTTCATCTGGTCAGCTTGGATTTGAGCCTGAACCTGAGCCATATAAGCCTGAACCTGTGGATCTTGTTGCTGTTCCTGTGGTTGAGCCATCATCTGTAATTGCTCTGGGCTAATCTCTTTGAAGAACTCGGTTGAGTCTTTAAAGCCAGCAGACTCGATAAATCTACCCAAAGTATTGCGATACTGTCCTAGGTCTACCAATGGGTTATTAACTCCAATGGTCTTTAAGATTTCTTCTTGCTTACCTAAAACCATAGAAATCATAGCCATCTGCTCTTGTTTGTTACCTGTTCCAAGACCTACATTGATAGACATATCGAACTGGTTAGTCCACTCTCTAGGATCAATAGAGACATATTTGCCTCGTAAGCGAATCACTCTAGCCTTGTCTTGATACTTGCACAGAAGCTGTAGAATCTTCTGGAACAGGTCTTTTACCCCAGTTTCAGCAAAGATTCGAGCAATCAGTTCAATCTTACCTGCTGCTGCTGATTGCATGGCTGCTACTGCTGTAGCTGTAGTGTTCTGTAAAATATCAGGATTTAAGCCTTGTTGAGCATCAGATACACCAGTTCTCTTAGACTGAACCACATCCAAATACTCAAGCAATGGGAATGACTGTGATGCTGTTGCTGGAACTGCTAATGGAACAATAGCATTAGTGTTCTTCATGCGAACAATGCCATTAGCTGTAACGGTTAATAAGTCATCTAGGTTTACTTGACCTTCAACAACACCCATTCTAGGGCTGTTAGTCATATACATATTGTCTAGGATTTGGCGAGTAACAGTAGACTTAATCAACTGTAAGTCCATTGAACGGTCTGCCAAGCTATGACCATAGAACTTGTGTGGCATAGGAATAGGACATACTGAGCAGAATGGCACAAAGTCAATCTCTGTATCGTCTAGAATCTCGCTACCTGCATAGACTACCTTGCGGAGTTCTGCAATGCCATCTCCATCCATATCGACCTTGAGATAGCACTCATACACTTCAATATCTTGCATTGCTGGATCGAGTGTGCTGTTGTCTACATCAGGGTTTTCACCATTACTATAGCGAGCAACTCTTTCCTGTGTGTAAGTTAGGTCAGACCAACTTGGTAAGTCATCAACAATCTTCTTGTTAAAGCCCATGCCAATTAACTCTGATCGAGTAATGAGCCTTCTGTGAGCTACAAACGGAGAGTCACCAATAGTACGAGCCTTCTTAGAGATTAAGAACTCCTCTGGTGGGACATTCTCAATAACTACTTTGCCTGTCTTGTTTGTCTTTTTGACTGTGACATTGTATGAAAACATTGGCACAATCATGCCTGTCATTGGGTCTTGGTAAGAATCTACCTCAATCTGCTCTTGCTTAGATACCTCGATAGAGTCATCAGACAAAAGCATTGTTAGCTCTTGCTCATTTAGGTTTTCATACTTCTCTTTGGTGACATTTACCACTTCATCCCAATAGACCTTGATGATGCCATTCTTTTGTAACAAAGCATCCTTGAACCAAGTGTGCATCAAAGATACACCATCATTGTCTCGGTTCATTACCCAGTTTACATACTCTGTAGCCTGCAAAGCCTTTTGCTCGTCATCAAATGATTTAGGCTCAAAGCGGACAATCTCGTCAGACTGAGTAAAGATTCTCAATAATTGTGGCAATGCACCATCAACTACTTCAGCTACTTCACCAGTAACAATCTGAGAGCGACCTTCTACTTCGTTACCATACGGTTCACGATTGTAGTATTCAATAGCCTTTGACCGTTCATCAGTAGTGTCTGTTTGAATATAGCCGAGAGAGTTGTCAATCTCTGCATCTAGTATTCCTTTGAGTTTTTCTTGATCCATTAGACGATCCATTTAGTGTTAATTTTAAGGGACTTATTCCATTCGTTAGGCTTCTCATCAAGCCCTACTGCCACATACCGCCAAGCATCAGCAGCATGGGAATGTTGGTCATGCAAAGGTTTATCGCTAAACATCTTAGTATCAGGGTCTACAGCATATCTGTAGTGTCTTAAAGCCTGTAATCCTTCAGCGCATCTGTTCTGGTCAAAGTAGCATCTGTTCATTAGCATACGAGCAGAGTTGATGCCATCAGCAATGGACAGTTTAGGAGTTATCCTAACTGGTAATCCCATGCCTTCAATAATCTCTTTAGTGCTACGACCTGTCATATTCTTGTGTTCTGCATCATGCGGAAGCCAATGATCCCTATAGGTATATCCCTTATTCTGAAGCACTTGAACATAATGGTCAATGGTTTTCTGACAGTTCTGGTAGAAGTCTATGATTCTTACCTCACCACCTGATACTGTCTGCACAAACCAAATAGATGTCATATCAGACCAACCCAAGTCCCAGAAAGTTGAGACTGGAATAGCTGTGTCTACTTGCACATCCTTAATTCTGTTTTCTTCTTGAGCCTTTCTTAGCTCATTGGCATAGACTGAGCCATCTAAGACCTGTCTTGTATTGCCTTCCCAAACATTGAGGTAGGCATCCACATCTCTAGATTTTAAATCTTCCATCTCATCTCTTAGGACTGATGGAAACCAAGGATTGTCAGAGTAATTAACCTTAACTACTTTGGCATTGCTCGGTGGTACTACTACAAACCGCTTGTAAGTCTCGTCTGTATCTAACTCAGGGTTGAATGTAATCCAAATCTCTGAGTTCTCTTTACGGATTGTGGGAATCAACACATCCCAGCTAGACTTAGAAGTAGTCTGTGCTTCCTCTACCCAGCAGACATCCACACCCTCAAAAGACTTAATCTTTGTGACATTGTGCTTCAGACCTGCAAACAAGAACTCTGTCCCATTCTTGCCATAAATTGCTGTGTTCTGTACCTCATAGAACGACTCTAGATTGAGCTTTCTAATCTGGTCTGCTAACAAGGCATGAACCGAGTCGCTAATAGAGTTCTGAAATTCTCTAGCGCATAGTATTCTTAATGGCTTCTGTGCGCCTAAAGCTAATAAAGCTATGGCAGCACCCCAAGACTTTCCAGAGCCTCGACCACCATAAGCCACCTTATATCTGTGTGGCTCAAACAAGAAGCTCATCTTCTCTGGTAACTCTAGATTGAGTTCACTCATTAGGCTTCTTTAAATGAATATTAATGGTATTTACACTCTCGATTGCTCCACCATCCAAGCCAGACATCTCTGTAACTTGAATAGCTTTACCATCCACTCGATCCATGATTTCTTTTACAGCCCAAGGCTCTCCATCTTGAGCAGCCTCTACTAGTTTCCTAGCAATCATTCTGAGCTTGTGAGCATCCTCTTGGACTAGCTCTTTTCTAAGCTGGTCAAAGAATAGTCTACCCTTCCTAGCATTATCATTGCCTTTGGGCGCACCTACAGATTTTGTTTCAATAGGTAAATTGTTGTTTTCGTTGCTGTTTTCCATTCCAATCCAAACGGTTATTGGTTGATGATGTTGCAATAATACAACACTAATGCAGTATTGGTCTATCCCCTATAAACTGTATATCGTCTGTATGCAGTTCATCTGCTAATTCTAATAAATATGGGTAGAAATGGCTCATAAATAAGTCTTTTTCTGCCAAGCTATCCCATTGTGTTTGTAAGTTCTTTAACTGAACTACTACCATTTAACCTTGTCAGCCCAGTATGCTGCACTCATCTTGCCTTTAGATATATTGGCTGAGTGTCTAGCTTTAAATGACTTTCGTCTTGCCTTATCAGCCTCGGACTCACCTTTTTTAGCTGGTGATCCTGATACTCCTTGCTGACCAAAGCGGATTGTCTTGGTTTTATCCCCTTCTTTTGCCACTACTACATGGCTTTTAGTGGGATGATTTGGTGTTCTTTTTGGCTTGTTATAGCCATCTACACCGATTCTCTCAAGAATCTTTGCAACTTCTCTTACTTTCATTTCTTGTAGCGAGCTGATTTAGCTGCCTCAGAAATAGCGATAGCAATAGCTTGTTTAGGATTTTTAACAACTTTGCCACCTTTGCCAGAGTGTAGAGTGCCTTCTTTGTATTCACCCATTACTTTGCCGATTTTCTTCTGTGTCTTAGTCATTTTCATATTCTTCTTCCATTTCTTCTTCTTCGGTTGCTACTTCAAATTCATCACAGCCATTCTTCTCTGAGCAAGTAAACTCGAACT